CTGTACGACATACCTATCAGCCAAGTGACCAAGATACAGCGACAGGTCGGTAAGGTTGCGCACCTAGGTCTGGGCTTTGGTGCTGGGCATGTGACATTCCAGAAGGTTGCCAAACTCATGGGTGGTGTAGACATCACCGAGGACGAGAGCCGTGACATCGTAGACAAGTGGCGGTCTGCCTACCCCGAGATAAAAAAGGGCTGGCGCACATGCCACAACTCACTGACCACTATAATGAACGGCAACACAGGCAAGGCCGTCGACCCGTGGGGTATGGTGTTCCCGATACCTGAGGGGCTGCAAACGCCCAAGGGTGTGATCCGGTACCCTGACTTACGCGAAGAAGACAACGAGGACCCCGAAGACGACCGCAAGGAATTTTGGTACGGCAGCGGTCGACACAAGGCGCGTATCTACGCAGGGAAGATCGACGAGAACATCGTCCAACACCTCGCCAGATGTGTAATCGCCGACAACGCACTGGCTGCGCAGAAGGCTTTAGGCTTGAACCCCGCGCTGATGGTACACGACGAACTGGTTTACGTGGTGCCAGAAGCAAATGCCCAAATGGTACTAGATACTGTGCAAGATATTATGCGGACCCCACCATGTTGGTGGCCAGAGTTGATCACTTGGTCAGAAGGAGACATAGCCGAAAGCTATGGCAAGGCGAAGTGACGTGTTAGCATGGTTGCACATGCTTTAATATGCTGCTAGTTACATGTTAACAGGTAATACTTGGGAGACTCGTTAGTATGCAAGCAAGTGAAGTATCGCCGTTTACGCTTGAAAAATCAAATGTGCTTTACCTCCGGTATGGGGAGCGGTCTGGATCGAAAGCTAACCAAGCCATACAAAGTATGCTATCCTCTGCATCGCTCACCACGCCAAGTGTTGCGGCATGTGGCGCAACTACAGTGTGGGCCAACGGGCCAATGGCTCCGCCATTTTTAGACCGAAACGATAACTTAGCGTCGATGAATATTGGGACGCTTTTAGCTAGAGAACGAACGGTTTAAGGAAGAGACAAACCTATGATGGGATTTACAACAGACAACTGTAGAGTGCCGCACGCGGACGAGTTGTTAGAGTGTACAGAATATCTAATAAACAACGGTAGAACAGTTAAGAAATGGCTTACTCTCGCAGACAAATACATGCAGAGCTACGTCGCTGAACCAGACATATTTATTATGCCACCGTCGCATAAGTTTTTGACCCCAATGGTCGATATTTATGCTAGAAATACGGAAGGGTTTGTACAGTACATAATAATGGTTCGGGACTCGTTCAGCAAAGAAGATGCTGCGTGGGAACAGGTGCAGTCGGTACACCGCCGTATCAACGGAAGATTGGTGCAGCAGCTGCGACGAGAGAGGTCGAACAGGGCCATCGCAAAAGCAGAAACGCTGTACGGCGAAACAGACTACCACACCCGACTACAGTGGGTGTCGGCCCTAGAACACGGTTGGGCAAAGCGACGTCTGGCGTTTTTAAATGACTGGCGAAAAAAGTCGGCAGAGCCGAGATTAGACGTTGAAACAAGAGCCGAGTTACTCGCTGAGTTCTGGGACATCATCGACACCGAAATATATGAAGCAAAGGAACTGCCCCCTTGGAACTAACTAAACCTTGGAGCTACTCAGCACTGACTGCGTTTGAAACGTGCCCAAAACGTTACCAGCTTACAAGGGTGACAAAGCAGGTCGTTGAGAAACAGACTGAGGCCACGCTCTGGGGTAACAAAGTACACAAAGCATTGGAGTTGTTTGCCCTAGGCAAGCAGCCCCTACCCGAAGAAATGCAGGAGTACGGGCGCTACGTCGAAAAAATATTGTCGTATGAGGGTAGACGTGTGGTAGAAGAACGCGTTGCCCTGACCAAAGATTTTAGACCTACCACATGGATGGCGAAAGATGTTTGGGTACGGGGAATCATTGACATCGGTGTGGTTGGATCCGACACTGCGTACTTACTCGACTGGAAGACGGGCAAACACCGCCCTGATTCCGACCAGCTAAAGCTCTTTGCTGCGCTGGCTTTCGCCAAGTACCCTTGGGTATCCAAGGTCGTCACTGGTTTCATCTTCTTGAAACCGAAGAAGTTCGAAAAGGAGAAGTTTACACGTAAACAGCTACCTGAAATATGGAACGACTTCATGCCGCGTCTAAGCCGCTTGGCCATCGCCAGTGCCGAAGATAAGTGGTTGCCTAAGCCGTCAGGACTTTGCAAAAATTGGTGCCCCGTTGGGCGTTCGTTATGTGAATATTGTGGTCAATAAGACATAGAACGTCGGAGACTATAGGAGCCGACAGGATACGGGGATTTTGTGAATAACGACGACGAAACGTTAATTAGTATGAGTAATGGAGAACTTATAATCCACGGGTTTTCTCAAGATCAACTTACGCAGCTAGAGAACGAGTTGCTGCACCGACTAGAGAGTATGGTAGAAAGATACGAGAGCGACGATCTGTATGGCGATGACACCTGAGGGCAAAGTTAAGAAGCAAGTCAAAGAATACCTAAAATCAATCGGGGCGTGGTACTACATGCCTGTGTCCAACGGTATGGGCCGTGTAGGATGCCCCGACATTTTAGTGTGCTACCAAGGTTTGTTTATGGCTTTCGAAACCAAAGCCCCCGGCAAGATTAAGAACGTTACTGCCAACCAGCAGCGCGAAATTGACGACATCTTACGTGTTAACGGGTTAGCACGTGTGGTAGACGACGTAGAGCAAGTGAAGGAGGCGATCCGTGACAGAATCATCCAAGAAGGAATTAGCGACGAAGAAGAAATATAACGCCCGTAAAGACGTTATGAACAGGCGCGTCGAACAGAACAAAGCCCGTCGTCAAGCTATGGCGGCAGGCAAAGTAAAGAAGGGCGACGGCAAGCACGTCGACCACAAGACCCCACTGGACGCAGGTGGCAGCAACGCCAAGTCAAACCGTCGCGTCGTCAGTGCCAAAACCAACAAAGGCTGGCGCGGCAAAAAACCCGGCATGTACACGAAGGGTAAGACATGAACCCACGTGACTACAACGTCGGCCACTCCGATTACTCCAAGCGTACCATACAGCCGTGGGACATCTGGTATGAGTACGAACTTAACCCTTGGGACGCTGACATCGTTAAGCGCGTCCTGCGTAACAAAGGCGAACGCCGCTTAGACTACCAGAAGATCAAACACATCTGCGATGAACGCATCAGACAGATAGACGAGGAAGAACAACATGCTGGTATGGCCAGACAAACAAGCACTGCTAGTCAAGTCGAGGAACCCCGACAAGATTCTGAATGTTCTCCCGAACGCTAAGTCTATCACAGTAAAGGGCGTCCCTCTCGTCGCCGTGCCGCACAGGATCAACGAGACCAGACTTCTGCGCAACCTAGGCTACAACGCACCTGCTCCGATCCGCACATACTACGACTGGCCGGGGCGGTTTAAACCGTTCCAAGCACAGAAAGAAGCGGCTGCGTTTTTGTCGATGCACACCAGAGCGTTTAACCTAAGTGAACTCGGTACGGGTAAGTCACTGGCGTCCTTGTGGGCGTATGACTACCTGCGCAGCATAGGGCTGCTAAACAAAGCGCTGGTGATTTCGCCGTTGTCGACGTTGGAACGCACCTGGGCCGACGAGTTGTTCAACCACTTTCCACACCTGACGTTTGGTGTACTGCATGGCCCCAAGAAAAAACGCGTCGCCATGCTCAAAGAAGACTACGACGTTTACATTGTAAACCATGACGGCGTCGGCATACTTGAACCGTACCTCAAGACCCGCACCGACATCGACTTGGTGATCGTGGACGAGATCGCGCAGTGCGCCCGTAACGCTGGCACCACTAAGTGGAAGATGATTAACTCGGTCGTCAATCGCCACAAAGAACCACGGGCTTGCTGGGGTATGTCTGGCACACCGACACCGAACGCTCCGACAGATGCTTGGGCGCAGTGTAAGCTACTCGTACCCGACCAAGTGCCGCCGTATTTCGGACGGTTCAAAGCCACAGTCATGCGACAGATTACGCAGTTTAAATGGATACCCAAGCCTGACGCGACCGAGACAGTTCGTAAGATTATGCAGCCTGCTGTGCGGTTCACCCGTGACGAGTGCTTGGACCTACCGCCGATTATGTTTGAGACCAGAGCGGTTCCGCTGACCAAAGAACAAAACAAAGCGTACAAAGAAATGCTGTCGCGTCTGCGCACCGCAGCCGACAACGGCGAGATCACCGCGGTCAACGAAGCAGTCAAAATGGGCAAGCTAGTGCAGATAGCCTGTGGCGTAGTGTACGCCGACGACGGCAGTGAAGTAACCATTCCATCAACACCGCGTATCGACGAGACTATCAACATCATCCAAGCCGCCGAAGGTAAGGTGATCGTGTTCGTACCGTACGTGTCCAGTGTTAAGATGTTGGCTGACGAACTACGCAACCATTTCTCTGTCGAGGTTATACACGGCAGCGTTAAGAAATCAGAGCGCGACAGAATATTCTCTGAGTTTCAAAAAACCAAAGACCCCAAGGTTCTGGTGGCCCAACCCGCTGCTATGTCTCACGGTCTGACGTTGACCGCCGCCAGTACAATCGTGTGGTACAGCTGCATCACATCGAACGAGGTGTTTGAACAGGCAAACGGGCGCATCAACCGCCCCGGCCAAAAGATGAATAACTTTATAATACTGCTAGAAGGTACACCCGTAGAGTCACGCATCTATGCACGGCTACGCAAGAAGCAGAAGATGCAGGGCGCATTGTTAGACGAAGTAAAAGCTAACCAACAGTCTTTACTTTCTTAACCTGCCTTGACCTGCTTTAACCTGCGCTGTAATGTGTTTACATGTTGACAGATATAAGGCGTACACCTGATGGCTCTACTTAACCACGACGAAGTTTTGCTGAAACTTAATATGAATAAAGCGGGTCTTTACTACCTGCGAAGACGGGACGAAGGCTTCCCCCAACCGATAAGGCTCTCAAAGAAAGTTTTACGATGGGACGAAGAAGGAATTGATAACTGGTTAGCCGCCAAAAAGGAGAGCGAAGATGGCAAAAATATCAGAATTGGACGACGCGAACCTGCTTAAAATCTTTATCGGGCTGCGCGACAAGCGGTCCAAGCGCAAAGCAGACTACGACGCCGACGATGCTGACGACAAATACAAACAGAACAAGATCGAAACAGAGTTCCTGCGTCGGTTCAACGAGCGTGGCATAGACAATGTATCATCCCGCGAGTTTGGTACTGCTTACAGGTCAACACGTGTGTCGGCTGTCGTATCTGACTGGGACGCAATCCTCGACCACGTCAAAGAAAATAACGCGTGGGAGCTAATAGAACGGCGGGTCAACAAGACCGCTATCAAAGAGTTCAGAGAAGAGCACGACGACCTACCCCCGGGCGTCAGCTGGAACGAAGCGCAAGTCGTAAACGTTCGGCGCAAGTAATGCTCACCCTAGAAGAGTTGCCAGTGGAGGCAGTAATCATGTCTGCCCTGCGCAACGTACGCAACTACTACAACGACGGTAAGCGGCTATGTCACTCCGACGACGGCGTGGCCCCTTCCACTGAAAGCACGGAACCTCAGGCAAAGAAATGCGCCATCTGTTTTAACAACCAGTGGGGTTCAGAAATTACACCCAACGGCAAGCGCGGCAAAAGCTGCGGTGAGTTTAACCAGCTAACTTTACGGCAGTTAGACAGCCCAGAATATGCCATGTCGTTGCGTGTTTCATCGGCTTCTCTCAAATCGTTCCGCGACTACGAGAAGCAAATAACTAGCCGAGGCGAAGCGTTAGATCGTGTGGTCACAAAGATAGACGTGGCACATGACGAACGTCGATCCTCGCTAGTGTTTAGGGTCATACGTTTCTTAGACGGTGACGAACTAGACACCTTAACCCGATCGTCCAAGACGACATCAATGTTTGCTGTAACGGACGGTTACACACACTAAGCCTATGGAGAAATATTATGGCTAGATATAAAGACGCAGAATTAGTTATGGGCGTTATCGCTCAGTACCCACGTCTCAACCAGACGTACAAATACGATCAAGCGGCAGGCGAAAGAGGTATGTCTGTGCCCTGTAACCCCGCAGACGACGGGGCCAAGTACGAGCTAAACATTCGTATGACGAAAGAGCAGGCGGTGACGCTGTATAAGAAAATGAAAAAGTTCTACAACGAGCGCAAGCAAGAAGGCTGGAAAGCCTTCCCCCCGTCGGTGGACAAAGTAATCGAAGGCCACGAAATCAAAGGCGTCTTTGAAGTTGACATGGACGGGTTCTACGTTGCGTCCACCAATCTTAAAGGTTCGTACAACAAAGACGGGGTTACTCAATTGGTAACTCCCCCTGCGCAGTACGATTCCCAAAACACCCTGCTGCCCCGTGATTTTATGCTCACATCAGGCTCCGAAATTAACGTCGGGTTGCAGTTCTACGCTTACTCTACCGGCACTCACCACGGCGTAACCTTGCGCTTGAGGGAGTTGCAAGTCGTCAAGTTGGAGCCGATGAAGCCGCGGGAAGAGACTGCAATGGCCTCATCATTCGACAAGGTCGACGGCGGGTTCAAATCGGAAGATGGCTTTGCCACAAGTTTTGATAAAGTCGACAAGCCAGCAAACGATGATGGTTTTGATGATGACGATGGCGGTGCAGCCCCTGCGCTTGCAGTAGTTCCTGACGCACCTAAGCCAAAGCCTCAGCCCGAGGCCAAGGCAGAACCGAAAAAGGTTGAGACCAACGACATCGACGAGGCGTTGGATAACCTAGAGTTCGACGACTGATCCGCTCCAGTCAGTAAGTCGAAGGGCGGCGGGGTTTTTTAGAGTTGGCTTCGCCGCCCACCTGTTAACACGTAAACATATATGGGCAAAACTATGGAGACACTGGAGTTTTTCAAGTGGCTACTACCCACGTCTGGGAAAGTGGTCCTAGGCTTGTTGCAGCCCGAGGGTTGGTTCAAGAACCGAGATTACGACACGATAGAAGAAGCGGCAGCAGCCGCAAAACAATTCGATACTACAGACGCGCAAGTCTACATGGCGGTGCACACGTTTAAAGACTGGTACAGCAACGATAAGGGCAAACCACAAATAAGAACTCAGGGCAACGTCGCTGCCTGTCGCGCACTATACGATGACTTCGACGCAGACCCGAACAAAGCAACCGCGTATGATACTAAAGCCGAAGCACTAGCTGGCGTCGTTCAGTTGGCCAAGGCGCTGCGCCTCACCCC